GTTGCACTGGATCCAAGTTTGGGCACTGGCGGTGACCCAGCAGCTATTCAGATCCTTGAATTGCCGGAATGTTTTCAAGTGGGTGAGTGGCAACATAACAAAACTATTGTTCAGCGCCAAGCAGCTATCATTAAAGAAATATGTCAAGTGCTGTACGATGTTGTTGAAACAGAAGCAGACATTTATTACAGTGTAGAAAATAACACCCTGGGAGAAGCTGCACTAATTAGTCTAGCAGATATCGGCGAAGAAAACATCAAAGGCACTTTCCTTAGTGAACCTGCCAAAGTGGGACAGTCTCGCAGATATCGCAAAGGGTTTACTACAACCAACAAAAGCAAGCTGGCAGTTTGTTCCAAGTTTAAAAGTATGCTGGAAAGCGGCAAGTTGACAATTTGCAGCAATAACTTGATCAGCGAGCTAAAAACCTACGTAGCTTCGGGAACCGGCTTTGCTGCAAAGTCCGGCGAAACAGACGATCTAGTATCATCTATGCTATTAGCTGTGCGCATGATTCAAACTTTACAAAATTTTGATGCAGATCTTGACGAAAGATTGCGTGGAAACATTGAAGATAGCTTTATTGAACCAATGCCGTTTATTCTTCTTAGGTAAATACTTATTATGCGTGAACTAGACAATATAGCCGAAGACCTTTTTGACAAGATACGTTCCAGATTTGAGAACGTAAGTGTCGGCGACGTTAAAGCCAAGGCAACCGCCGAACCTTCCAAGGCCAGGTTTTTTAACTTTGATTATGTTAGCAAAGATGGTGAAAACTTTGGTAACATTACAATCAGCTTGATTGATGAAAACAGCCTAAAGATTTATTTTAGCAAAACAATCAGTGCAGAGCTTGATGAAGAGCAACAGCAAGAGTGGTACAGTTTCTTGCGCAATCTGCGTCGGTTTGCCAAGCGTAATATGCTGACGTTTGATACAAGAGATATTACTCGTAGTAATTTAAAAGTGCGAGATCTTGAGCAAATTAGTAAAAGTGATGGCAATTATATATCAAATGAACTAAATTTGGCCGAAAACAAAATGCACGGAACCACCCGAAACAGTTATCAAAACATTGGACCAGTCAAGCTGTTGGTTCGACACAGTGCCAATGTTGACGAGGCAGTACACGGATCGCGTACACGCAACATTGATGCAATTTTTGTCGAAACACAATTGGGCGAACGTTTCTTGTTACCATTCAAGAAGTTGAACCCGGCCAGAGCTATGGCACGTCATATTGCTGAAGGCGGCACAATGCACGATGACATTGGTGCTTGCATCACTGAGATGGTAACTGAAATGCGAGACCTTAGTACATTTGTACGCAAGATGCGCAATCGTACATTTGAAGATGTAGAAACAACAGGCATGGTTGAGGCCAGCATTGAGCGATATAATCAAATTCACGGACAACTGGCAACCATGCGTGGTCCAAAAGGATACAGCACGTTTGTTGAAAGTTTCAAGCCCAATACAATGATTTCTGAAGATGACTACGATATGGCTGCTCTTAAAGAACGATTCGTGCAGAAAATATTTGACGACAAACTAAGCGAAGCATTACCATATGTTTATCGCGCATATAGAAATAAACAACATGCCATGGAAAACTCATACGTAACAGAATTTGAAAACTGGGCACAGCATCTAGAAGAAGGCACATGGGCAACCCCTGAGCAAGATGAAGATCATGAAAAATTGCGTGACCTAATGGCCAAACCTATTGCAACAGGTCCAAATGGCGACAATGCCAGCGCAGTGTTTTACAACTTAATTGGTTCGGATAGTTTGTATGACGAGTTTTACGAAATCAGTCAAAGCGATACTGGCCCGGACACAGACGTGCGACCTTTGGTCGTTGAATGGTTACAATCACATGGATTCCAAGAAATGGCACAAGAATTTGCACAACAACTACAGCAACAGGCCCAAACTCCTGTTGACGCTACTCAACCACAACCTGGTGAGTTGACCCCACAAGCCAATACCCCAGCCCCTGCTAGTCCTGCACCACAGCAGGAACCTGTAGCAGGTACACGGCCCGCAGTAGAAAGCGTGGACAACATTAGAAGACTAGCCGGATTGCGTACTCTTAGACGAGTATAATTATATACTAATTTTACCAAAAAGACAGAAATTTCTGTCTTTTTCTTTGACATCATAAATACTTTGTCGTATACTAGCAACAGTGCTTATATACGATTAGGCACACAAAGACCATCTTTTTAACTATTAAGGAAATATATCATGGCTACATTAGCAGAAATTCGCGCACGTTTACAAGCAACTGAGAACAGAGCTGGCAACGCCGGCGGCGCAAAGGGTGATAACGTAATTTACCCGCACTGGAACATTGCAGAGGGCACCAGTGCAAAAGTCAGGTTCCTCCCTGACGCAGACCCAAAAAACACATTCTTTTGGATTGAACGAGCAATGATCAAATTGCCATTCGCCGGCATCAAAGGCCAGTCGGATAGCAAGCCAGTTGTTGTTCAGGTTCCTTGCGTTGAGATGTGGGGAGATGCTTGCCCTGTACTTGCAGAAGTACGTGGTTGGTTCAAGGATCCCAAGTTGGAAGAAATGGGTCGCAAGTACTGGAAAAAGAAATCATATCTTTTCCAAGGTTTTGTTCATGACAATCCCATGAGCGACGACAAGACTCCGGAAAATCCAATCCGTAGATTTATCATTAGCCCACAAATCTTTAATTTGATCAAGGCAGCTTTGATGGATCCAGATCTTGAGAACTTGCCAACTGACTACCAAGCAGGCTTGGACTTTACTGTCACAAAGACCAGCAAAGGTGGTTACAGTGATTACAATACTAGCAAGTGGGCTCGCAAAGAGACTGCATTGACTAGCGACGAAGCAGAAGCAATTGAGAAGTTTGGATTGTATAATCTTGCTGACTTTTTGCCAAAGCGTCCCGGCGAAGTTGAGATCAAAGTAATCAAAGAAATGTTTGAAGCAAGTGTTGATGGCGAACCTTACGATCCAGATCGTTGGGCACAGTACTTTAAGCCACCGGGCTTTCAGGGCAGTGGCGACAATGCCGCTCCGGCAGCAAGTGCTCCGGCAGCAAAGACATCCGTTGACATAGGTGACGACGACATCCCTTTTGAATCTGCGGTAGCAGCAGCCGCTATACATGCTGAACCAGCCGAAGCTGATGCTCCGGTGCAAGCCAAACCTTCTAGCCAACGTGCTGAAGATATCTTGGCGATGATTCGCAATCGTAATAAGTAAACACGGCTTGGGCCTCTGCAGAGTAATATCTGTACGCCCAGGTTCTCATCAATAAGGGAGTATAAGCATGGGAAAACCATTCGACATTTCAAAGTTTCGTAAGAGCATTACGAAAAGTATCGAAGGCCTAAGTATAGGCTTTAGCGATCCAACAGATTGGATCAGCACAAATAATTATGCACTGAACTATCTTATTAGTAGCGACTTTAACAAAGGCGTTCCTTTGGGCAAGGTAACAGTGTTTGCCGGTGAAAGCGGTGCCGGAAAGAGTTTTATTTGCTCGGGTAATTTGGTAAAGAATGCACAAGCACAAGGCATTTTTGTTATCCTAGTTGATAGTGAAAACGCTCTAGACGAAAAGTGGTTGCATGCCTTGGGCGTGGACACAAGTGAAGACAAGTTGCTTAAACTCAACATGGCAATGATTGACGAAGTGGCCAAAATGGTCAGTGAGTTCGTTAAGGAATACAAAACAATTCCCGAAGCAGATCGCCCCAAGGTGCTGTTTGTTGTTGACTCATTGGGCATGTTGCTGACACCAACTGACATTAATCAGTTTCAAGCTGGTGACATGAAAGGTGACATGGGTCGTAAACCCAAAGCTCTTGCAGCATTGGTTCGCAACTGTGTTAACATGTTTGGCAACTTGAATCTTGGGTTGGTGTGTACTGCACACACATATGCCAGTCAGGACATGTTCGATCCAGATGATAAGATTAGTGGTGGACAAGGTTTCATTTACGCAAGTAGTATTGTAGTTGCCATGCGTAAGTTAAAGCTGAAGGAAGACGAAGACGGTAATAAGATCAGTGAAGTAAAAGGTATTCGTGCAGCTTGCAAGATTATGAAAACTCGCTACGCCAAGCCGTTTGAAAGTGTTCAAGTTAAGATTCCTTACGAAACAGGCATGAACCCTTATTCGGGTCTAACAGACTTAATTGAAGGCAAAGACCTGCTCAAGAAAGAAGGCAACAGTTTAATCTATACCACAGCCGACGGCGAGATTATTAAGAAGTTTCGCAAAGCATGGGAACGCAACGATGAAGGTTGTTTGGACACTGTGATGAAAGATATCACTGATAATCCACGTGCCATAAGTAGTCAACAAGTTGAAACAGACGTTACAGACGATATTGACATTGCAGAGGAAGCTACAGAATGAGCGTAGAAATTGACACCCTAGTTGAAGTTTACACAATCTTGAAAGAGTATGTTCCTGTCAAGGAACGACAAGGTGCAGCCGATACCTTGATGAGTGTCATGGTTGATGCGTTGAATGATCTTGACCTTAAGGAATTGGCCGGAGTAGATGCTTATTTAAGACGCAGCTATGAAGAATATAGTCAAGACGACGATGCCGAAGACGAAGAAACTGATTATAACTACGAAGATTAAACATGTGGTATAATAAGATAGTAGTCGATATATCCAACTTGCCGGCATTTATCGATTACTACTACGCCGAACTTGACTCTGCAAAAACAGAAGTCAAGATTTACGGCAATGTAGAAAAAAGTATTGCACAGCTACCGGGTGTCACTGAACATCGCTTTAATCAACTACAAGAGATTGAAGCGGTGCTCAATCATCTCAACATTCAATTGCGCAAAATTAGACGCAAGCATTTTCAGAAATATCTAGAAACTTATGCTCGCGCCCTCACAAGCAGAGACGCTGAAAAATATGTAGACGGCGAAGATGAAGTTATTGATTACGAAACACTAATCAATGAAGTCGCCTTGTTGCGTAACTGTTGGTTGGGTATCATGAAGGGACTCGAAGCCAAACAATGGCAAATGGGTCATATTGTTAAACTTCGTTGTGCTGGAATGGAAGACATCACTGTATGATTGACTGCAGGGTTCGCGGTCAAGAATTACTCAAGGAGTGGCAACTCTATAAAACTGCACGACCCAGAGAACATGTTTTTGATATCCAAGGAGATAAAGAAGATCTTGCTGCCCGGGCCGATTTATTACAAACTGTGGTAATGTGGGACGAAGACGAAACTCGTATAGAAGAAAACTGTCTTCAGTTTGAGTCTTGTCTTGCTGTATTCAAAGAGAAAATAGTTTTAGAACTATTAACTCGAGGCGCGGCCTAAGGGCAACAATGTGCGTTTAGTTAGCCAATCAATTACAGCAGCGTTACTGTCTATTACTTCATAAAAGTAAGTACCTGCACTAGCAGGATCTAGGTGTATATCTGCAAGAGTTTCACCTTGATCGTTTACCATGTGTATGTTATGCTTGGTGCATAAATGTTTAATGGTACTGTTGTGACTTAGGCAAATCATTTGTCCTTCTAGAATATTGTGAGTCCTGCACCACTGAATGCATCGCTTCATTAGCAAGCTGCCCATTCCCCGACCCTGATACTTTGGCAACACACTAAATGCCAGTTCCATTTTATGTCCCAGTGCAATGTGTCCTATTGCTACAAATTCTAAATGACGATTTTCTATGCAGAACAAAACATGATGATCTTGATCGCGTTCAATACCATCGCATAGATTATCAATCATTTCGTCCTTGATTGCACACCCAAAACGCAGAGTTTTACTTTCAGAATCTAGGCCCTTGAGATGCGCACGATATTTGGGATATTCGTGCGGCAAAACTCTACGAACAACACGAGTCATTATTTTGTAATCATTATATTACGAGCTAGATCATAACGACCAATGCGGGCAAAATGAGCAGCAGCGCGAGCTTGTCCCATTGATTCTAAAAATTGATAAATTGAGTTGAGTAGTGATTTCATAGTGTCCATCCTGAGTTAATGCGGTTAAATTGTTTTTGATCATATTCACGAGTAATGCGATCAATATCGCAACTACATTGTGGGTTTTTAGAAACAATATATGCTTCTAGAGTAGATCCGTAAGTTTGTGGCTTTTCAAATAATTGGAACATGCTTTTGACACGTTCAAATGTAAATTTTAACATAAAATTCCTTTGTAAGTAGTAACGTGTAATGGTTTCTACTAATGTATTTATGCTGCACCTGCACATTTTACTATAATACTTTACTGCAATAAATAACAACATGTCCAATATGCGAAAACTCATTGATGTGATATCCGGTAAAACCGCCGACATTGATCCAATCAAACCCAACTCGGGTCCTGTTCCTTTAGGTACCAGGCCCAAGCGCCCAGCAGTGCCAAAAACCACAAATAATTTACAAACGCCGCGCAATAAACGTTGACTAATTGCGTTGACTAACATATAATAGATACATGCGTTGATAGCTCAGTTGGTTAGAGCAAGCGACTCATAATCGCTGGGTCACAGGTTCGAGTCCTGTTCGACGCACCAAGATATATTGCGAGTATGGTGAAATAGGTAGACACAAGAGACTTAAAATCTCTCGCCCGCAAGGGCATGCCGGTTCGATTCCGGCTACTCGCACCAGTTACATATAACTTTGATTAAATTAATTAGTCGGAAACATTGACATTACCTTGCATTGATAGTACACTAAACAAGTTATTATAAAGGACTTGTATATGTTTGAATCAATTGAAATCCGCAAAGCAGCTAATGGCTTTATCCTAGTTGTCACAACTGAAGATGAGACTAAAGAATATGTGTACGATACTAGCCGTAAAGCTATCCGAGTAATCAAAGACTACTTGGAGACAAACAAGACCTCTGCCGCATAACATGAGTTCCAACGGAGTAATAATTACCAGTGCCATTAACACCAAATTTGGTGTTTACACTGCCGAACAGCGCCTTGCACAAACATTAGAGACAATACGCTCTGTTAGGAATTACGTTCCGGGATCTGTGATATTTCTAATAGAAATGGCCGGCATACCTTTAAACACAGAACAACTATCCAAGCTGACTGCTGCGGCAGATCAGGTATTTGATTACACATCGGATCCTGCAGTGACTGGATTGTTTCATAGCACAGACAATTGGGACGTGGTTAAAAATGTCACTGAAGTTATGTGTTTTAAAAATACACTTAAAACTTTGCTAGATGCGCAATTATTAGACAAGTTTGATCGACTGTTTAAAGTAAGCGGTCGTTATTTGCTAACTGATCAATTTGATTTAGAATTTTACAATCAATACAAGAACAAATCCTGCATGGTGCTCGGCACTAGTAAATCCAGTCAATTTTCCTACGAGGTAACTCAAGTCGAGCGCCAGTACATGAGTAGACTTTGGTCATGGCCGGCACCGTTAACATCTGAAGTTGTTGTTGCCTATGAAGCCAGTTTGCAGTATATGTATGAGCGTCTGGCTGTAGGCGGGTATGTGGACATTGAGCATTGCTTGTACAAGTTCTTAGACCACAACAAGGTAATTGAAAAAGATGTACTGGGAATTCGTGGTAATATTGCTCCCAATGGAGCAGCAATAAATGACTGACATCAGTGTGTTTTACAACTGCTGCGACCTTAGGGGACACAGGAATCTCAGCCTGGCACAGATGATTAGATTGTGCCAAAGTGATTTGATGACACAGGCCAAAAATGTTTATGTCATGTTGAACGGTGATTTAACAGAGTTCTTGGACCTTGCATCATTACTAGAAAATAATCCCAATGTTAGAATAGTACACACCAATCCAGATGCTAGTCTCATGGAGTGGCCCGGACTAGCACACCTTAAAAATTACTGCGATGCTGCCACAAACGAGGAGTATGTCATGTACTTTCACATCAAGGGTGTTACACATCCCACCAATACTGGAATTCATGATTGGCGCAGATACTTGGAGTACTGGAACATTGATCGTTGGCAAGACTGCGTTACCAAGCTGGACCAAGGATTTGAAACAGTTGGTACAAATTTTATCAATAAACCCTTCTTGGGCATTGATCGACAGATAAGAAACTGGAATCATTACAGCGGAAACTTTTGGTGGGCTCGTAGCAGTTACATCAAACGTCTAAAGCCTTTGCCGCACCCTGACAGCTACGTTATCGGAGTAGCTAGTGAACTGACCGGTTACCTAATTGACAAGACCAATTATAGGTTTGATCATGAAGCTTGGATTGCTTCGGGTAAACCTAATTTTTGCGAAATTGATCGCACCCCCGGCGGCAATCATAGCAACGGTGGTTATCCGGGTTGGCATTACCATCACTCGTATCCAGAATCGTATTACAAATGATAACTTTATCTCAACCTATTACCAGGGAACAATTTATCGGGATCATCCCAACTGATGCACGATTATTAGAAGTTGGGCCTTATGCCAAGCCACAATTTAATCGCCCCCAATACAATGTGGCGTATGCAGACTTGTATACTGCGGAACAGATTAAAAATGATGTAACCAAATACGGCCATACTGATAGTTCTGCAATCCCGGATAAAATTGATATATTAATCAACACCGAAGCACGACCCACATTTGAAACTGTACTCAAATTTGATTATATCTTTAGCAGTCATAATATAGAGCATCACCCCGATATTATCAATCACCTCAAGGAAATGTCACAGGTGGCTTCGAGCACGGCTACTAAGTTTTTTCTAGCAGTACCAAACAAAGATTACTGTTTTGATCACTGGCAAGAATCTAGTGTGTTTACTGAAATGATTGGAGCACACCGTGATGGTATAGTTAGACACAGATACCAAAAATATTTACAAAGTGAAATTTATCGAGCTCACAACGATTCCATGTTGCATTGGTCTAACAACTCTGGAGATAATCCTTACGATCGAGAAATCTCTCCAGAATGGATTGCTCAAATTCGAGAAGTAATGCAGCGAGCCGATAAACTTGATACCGAATATGTGGATACCCATGCATGGTGCTTTACTCCCAAGAGTTTTGCTCGCAATATTAATTTATTACATGCTCTTGAGCTTCAGCCTTGGCGTATACTAACTGTATTTGATACTGTGTATGGATCTAATGAATTTTTTGCCATCCTAGAATTAACTTAAATATTATTATGAAATTTAGATTCCACGTATTGGGTGTTCCGCACACCATCTCTAACAAAGATTACCTAGCCTGCGCATTTACACAAAAAGTAGTCAAGTTCTGCACAATGATGAAGGCCCGCGGGCACACTATTATTCACTATGGACACGACAACAGTGATGTTGAATGCGACGAAAACGTTGGAGTTACCAATGATGCAGTATTAGAAGGTGCTTACGGTGGTCACGACTGGCGAGCAAATGCATTTAAATATGATCTTGCTGATAGTGCATACAAACATTTTTATGAACATGCTATTACAGAAGTTGGCAGACGGAAACAAAAAGGCGACTTTCTTTTATGTTTTTGGGGATGGGGTCACAAGGCCATTGCTGACGCACACTCGGACATGTTGGTTGTAGAGCCGGGCATTGGCTATCCGGGTGGTGTATTTGCACCATATAGAGTATTTGAAAGTCAAAGCATCATGGCAGCGTGGTTTGGTATGAAAGCTGTGGCCAGTCC